GTGGATCACGGCAAGATGACAAACCAACTGGCCATGATGTACATGAAACTCTGCGAGAGGTATGGCACGAGGGCCAACTGGAGAGGTTACACCTACAATGACGAGATGCAATCACAGGCGTTGATGCAACTGAGCCAGATCGGACTACAGTTCGATGAGTCTAAATCAGACAACCCGTTCGCATACTACACGGCGGCGATCACAAACAGTTTCACCAGGATACTAAACATAGAGAAAAAGAACCAGGCGATCAGGGATGACCTGTTGGAGTTCAACGGCATGATGCCCAGTTTCACAAGACAGAACGAGAACGAGACAGCAGGGCCTTCATACCAGAAGAGGATGAAGACAGCACACGGCGATGTACACGCAGTAAACAAAACAACTCTAGCAAAACTGAACAAGACCTTGAAGAAGAAAGGCAAACTGGATTCCGAGGATTTCGACGACGTCAAGTTTAAGAACAAGATAGACATGACCGACCATAAACCAATCGTCAAGAAGAAATGGTAACACATGTTTTTTAAGAAAGTAGCCTGTTTCACTGACATACACTTCGGTCTCAAAGGCAACAGTCGGATACACAACGACGACTGTGAAGAGTTTGTTAAATGGTTCGTAGAACAAGCCAAGGCAGAAGGATGTGAGACTTGCATATTCCTAGGGGATTGGCACCATCATAGATCAGCAACAAACGTTTCCACAATGAATTACACAGTGTCCAACATGGAGAGACTGGGTGCGGCATTTGAAAAAGTTTATGTGATAATGGGCAATCACGATCTGTATTACAGAGACAAAAGAGAGATCAATTCAATGGAATACATCAGGAACATTCCAAACATACACATTGTCAATGAATGGTTGGTGGAAGACGATGTTGCAATCATACCGTGGGTTGTAGGAGACGAATGGAAAAAAATTGAAAAGATGAAACAGAAGTACGTGTTTGGACATTTCGAATTGCCTTACTTCAAAATGAACGCAATGGTAGAAATGCCAGATGTTGGTGGAATACAGACAGATCATTTCGCAGGTTGTGAGAAAGTGTTCTCAGGACACTTCCATAAAAGACAGATTATGAAAAATGTAACTTACATGGGCAACGCTTTCCCGCACAACTATGCAGACGCATGGGATGATGACAGGGGCATGATGATCATCGAGTATGGGCAAGAACCTAAATATATCAACTGGCCCGAAATGCCAAGATACATCACAATAAAAGTATCGGAACTGTTAGAGGATCCAGACAAGTACCTAAAACCCAAGATGTACGTGAGGGTAACATTAGACATAAAAATCAGTTACGAAGAAGCAAACTTCGTCAGGGAAACATTCATAGACAAGTATCAACTGAGGGAACTACAACTGATTCCAGAACAGGTGGACAACGCACAGCAACCACTAGTCGAAGTGCAGAAGTTTGACAGCGTGGATCAAATCGTTATCAAACAGTTACAGGGCGTGGACTCGGAAGTCTATGACAAGAACGTGTTAACAGCAATCTACAACGATCTAGATGTCACGAATTAGTAAAAAGAAATTGATAGAAGTTTTGAAAGGAGAACTGGAAGAACCAGTAACCAAACAATCACTTTTGGATCAACTTGCAAAACCCGTAACACAGGAAGAGTGGCTGAAAGGATATAACGAATGGAAGAGGAAACAACTTGCTAACGATTAAAGAACTCACAGTAAAAAACTTCATGAGTGTGGGCAATCAGGCCCAGGCCATAGATTTCTCTAACAAAAGTCTTGTGTTAGTGATCGGTGAGAACATGGATCTAGGTGGTGACGACGCAGGTGCTAGAAATGGTACTGGTAAGACAACTATCATAAACGCATTAAGTTATGTGTTCTTTGGTGAGGCACTGACAAACATCAGAAGGGACAATCTCGTAAACAAGACCAACGAGAAAGGCATGTTGGTGGGTGTCAAGTTCATCAAGAACGGAATCACATACACAATAGAAAGAGGGCGTAAACCACAGATATTCAGATTCTATGCCAACGACATAGAACAAAAAACAGAGAGCAACGAAGCACAAGGTGAGAACAGAGAAACACAGGTGGAGATCAACAAGTTGATGGGCATGACACACTCCATGTTCAAGAACATAATTGCCCTGAACACATACACACAACCGTTCCTGTCAACCAAACAAGCAGAGCAAAGAGAGATAATCGAACAGTTGCTTGGCATAACACTTCTGTCACAGAAAGCAGATCTTTTGAAAGAGAAACAAAAAGCAACAAAACAGATGCTGACCGAAGAAAAATTAAAGATAGATGCCAGAATTGCCAGCAATGAAAAAATACAGGAGTCCATAGAAAGCCTACAGATCAGATCAAACGCTTGGACAAAGCAAAAAGACGATGATGTAAAAAGTTTCCAAGAGGCGATTGCGGAGTTAGAAAAGGTGGACAGTGAGATAGAGATAGCCAAACACAAGAAATTACAAAAACACGCCGAAATGCAGACTGCATTAAGAAGTCTGCAGAAAGAGAGGGCATACCATGAGGATTCGTTGACCAAGGCCGAAAGCACAGTGACCAAAACCGAGGCAGATCTAGAATACACTAAACAACAAAAATGTCCCACGTGTGAACAATCACTGCACGACGACAAGCATGAACTCTTGGTTGGAAAACTAAAAACACAACTTACAGAGTCAACAGAATACGTAACAAAATTACAAGGCGATCTTGCAGAAATACAAAAAGGCATTGACGAGGTGGGAGACCTAGGACAAGTGCCAGACACGTACTATGACACCATAGACGAGGCATACAATCACAAGGGATCGTTACAGGACCTCATACGACAGTTGGAACAGACAGAGAAGAAAGAAGACACATATGCAGAACAGATAGCGGAGATGAAGAAATCCGCAATACAGGAAGTGGACTACGAGAAGGCCAACGAGATGGAAGACCTACACAGACACCAAGAGTTCTTATACAAACTGTTGACGGCAAAAGACTCATTCATAAGAACAAGGATCATAGAACAGAATTTGACATATCTGAATCAACGCCTGGCATATTTCCTAGGCAAAGTGAAACTACCACACACGGTGACTTTCCAATCAGATCTCAGTGTGCGTATCGAGGAGTTGGGCAGGGAACTGGATTTTGACAACTTGTCAAGAGGTGAAAGAAACAGATTAATATTAAGTCTGAGTTGGGCATTCAGAGACGTGTGGGAAAGCCTTTATCAACAGATCAACTTGCTGTTCATCGACGAACTGGTAGACGCAGGTATGGACATATCAGGAGTTGAGAGTTCAATGGCAGTCCTCAAAGACATGAGCAGGACGCAGAAGAAAAATATTTTCCTGATCTCCCACAAGGACGAATTGGTAAGCAGAGTAAATTCTGTATTGAAAGTTGTAAAAGAAAATGGTTTTACCAACTATGCCAATGATGTTGACATAATTGTTTAATTTTTATGTTGACAAAACCACTTCTTACGTGCTTTAATTACACTGACGTTAATTAATGTTAATCGTACGATAATAAAGGAAGGACAATTAATATGTCAAATGAAACACATGACGCTATAATGACAGCAATTCAGACTTACTCAGAAGAGAATGGGAAGTTTGTTGATAAGGGTGTAAAAGCCTCTGCAACAAGAGCCAGAAAGGCCCTAGCAGAATTATCTAAACTGATCAAAGCAAGAAGAAAAGAAATTCAGGAAGTTAAGAACGCGGCCAAAACGGCGGCGTAATCGATCATTGGATTTTGCAAAACCCAAAGCCTCCGACTAGCAATAGTCGGGGGTTTTTTTACGACTTGAGGATTCCCTTACCATGCACCCTGACACGGATGTGACCATTGTAGTAATCATTGGTTTCCAAGACCTTGCGTGAGAACTGTTCACGTGCTTCCACATACGATAGTTCCGCTTTGGACTTGCAGTAGAAAAGTATCTCCCTCGTGAATTTGTCTTTACCAAGTGTTGACATCTAGTGAGATCATCACTAGATCCATAGTAGTCCTGCCAGTCAGAATCAACTTTGTATCTACGCTTGTTCTTTCTGCCTTTGAGAGGTGGACGAGATCTTTTGAATCTTGCTAATTTTTTCCCAATGTACATCCTGCCGTTGGTGGTGTTGGTTATGAGATACACGAACCCAACGATCTCTTCCGGTATCATGGTCACTTCGGTATTTTTGTAAATCCATCCCATCCTAGTTTTTACCACAATGCAAGTCGCACCTGTACAACCTGCCCTCTTTTATTGTTTTCTTACGCCATGAATCCTGTACAAGTGAAAACCAAGTCACTGCTTTTTCAAGTCCGTGCGTCACGCCGTTGTTCTCAGCATTGTTCATTAATTGTTTCAGTTGTTCGTTGCCATGATATAAAGCGTCGTCGTACTTTCCGGGTGAAAATCCTAACCAACAGCAAGGGTATATGTCTCCTGTCGAAGACATGAATATTTTTTTATCACGCAATGCCTCACACACAATTCTGTTTTTTTCCTTGACATCTGAT